TGCCATGCGGAGACTTGTGAAATTACCTCCTTGAACACCCACCGACAGAACTGAAGAAGATCCCCATCCTGCTCAGCCTGCTTGATGAATGTGTCTGGAGAGCGATCGCCCCACCTCGACAGTGCTTCAAAGCCTGCTAGTCGAATTGAGTTATTTTGCAAAGCGTAAATTGGCTGGTAGTGCAGTGTTACTGCACCAGATGCGATCGCGTTTAACAGTTCAGACATTTGGGCGATCGCCTTTGTGGTTAGTTCAGGAAAGTGATTACGTCCAGCCCCACAAATTGAGATGCTGGAGTTCCAGACGACAGTAGCAAGCTAACGACTCCAGCCGTGGTAATGTCAATCGTTGCATTGGCCGTAGAAGCGGGGTCTACAGGGAATCTCAAGTTACCATTGCCTGTCGGCCTGAGTCCAGTGGGTAGCGTAAATATAGTGACCTGTGCTGAATAAGTCACGGCTCGGTTCGCAAGACCTCGCACAGAAACGCGCCCAAAAAACTTAGTGAATTCGCAGTTCTGAAGGCCGCTAAAGTTCACGAAGCTGTTCACGAAGCTAACTGCCGTCCAGACAGGTGAGGCACTGGCCGCTCCAAGTTGCCAGAGTCCTCCGAGGTTGACGAATTCAGCCCACTGCGTACCGCCGAGTGCCAGTGTGCCATTAAGCGAGATGCCGTTGGTATTGGCAAACGTTATGGTGTTAGAACCAGTGTTGACGATGCGGACGACTTGCCCGATAGAACCTGCCGCAATCTGAGGGTTTGAGGTAAGGGCGATCGCACTTGCTGAAGTGATCCGACAAACTTGGTGAGCCACCCCCGAAGTGATAGAGATCGTAGTCCCTGCTACCAAGGTCTGAATGGAGTTAACGATCGGGGTGGCTGGAGTGGCTCCTAATAGTCTAATTACCGCTGGCATGTTTAACCTCTGGCTGTCATCATAATTGTGAACGCCCCATCCACCCTCGAAACCACCCGACCTCGGACAGCTCGAAATCCTACTGGAGAGATAATTATTGGCGCGATCGCTGTCGTTGCTGTGTTCACGGCGATGACTTCTCTGGCTATTTCGTGCCAACTCCCGTCAGGTGCTTCAGCCTCGACCGTCACAATTCCGCCACTGGTCACAGAAGATGCCAACCAGTAGAAACAGAACGTGGAGTAGCGATCGCACACCTGACTGGTTCCCGTGGATACCGTCGTCGCGGCGTTAAGCAGGGTGAAGGAATCCGTTATGTCGGGCAGGTTTGCCTGAAGCCATGCCCAAAGTCCTTTTACAACTTGACCCAGTGCTGCTGTTGAAGTTGGAGCGGCAGCAGCAGTAGCAGCTTGCAGCCCAACAACATCCTGGACAGCCGCCATCAACTGCGGATCATGGTTGGATGTTTCGTCTGCATTACCAATCGTTCCATCCCCCCTACTGATTCTGCGATGCCGAAGATTGCCTGAGCCGTCTTTATAAGGGATAGCCATAAATTAGTCCAGAAAAAAGAACGAGGTGTCTGCGGTACTGATCGCGATATAGTTCGCTGTATTGCCAATCACCGCTGTTACGACGATGCCTAGCGACTCGATCCACCTTGAAGCCCTGCCATCGATCGCCACTGCTGACACTCTGACGAAAATCTCGGTGGCAGGCAGTCCGCGCAGGAAGACGGTAGTGGCAACCACTGACTGAGTGGGCACCCAATCTCCGTTTAAGCCTAGTCGGTAATGTATCAAATAACTAGAGGTGAACGGGTCGATTTGTCCTTGCGCGTTGATCGGGGCATCCCAGCGGCAGTCTAATGACGTTCCGACCACTGCACCGTTGTCGATCACCGTAATCGGAACGACAACAAGATTCCGCGCTGGATTTACAATCTCTGGCGCACGGACTGGTAAAGGGTTAAGGGGAATGTCAATGCCGTTCTCGATCAAGTTCCACTTGTCGGGGTTATAGAAAATAGCATTAATTTCGTAAAGACTATTCTGTGAATCGCTGACGCTAATTACGTCCAGAATTGTCCACAGACTTCGCTTGATGGTGGCTTCGCAGAGTATCCAACTAGCTTCGGCGGGCGCGATCGCGCCAAAACTCGGACTAACGCTAATAGTCGAATGAACACCTGCTCCCGTCGTCACCGATCGCTCCTGCCTAACTCCGTCGGCCATCATCACCGCAAGTAGATGACTCCTACCTGCATTGAGTACGACTGGCCTGTCAAGTGTCACGGTGCTTGTCGTTGCACTACTAACCAGCCCTCCTCCTGCGTACTCACTGTCCATGTAGTCGTAGATGTCAATTACATCCCCAGGCAAACAAATGAGGCCGTGCAGCCGTGCTTTGAAGCTCACCACTTTACCATCAACGTTGCCCAGTAGTGCTGCCATCCCAGCTCGGCTGGCCTGTCCCTCCGACGTACAGGCGAACGCCGACATCTCTAATGGTGCCTTCTCACCATACTTGCGACGATAGCTAGCGGGCAGTCGGACGGTGACGGTCTGGCGCTCATAGGCGTTTGCTGGATTAACCCAAGTTACTACGGCAGATGTTTTGATGCTTGCCCAACTTGGCCTTGAGTAACGGAAGTCACCATTCTCAACGTCTGCTGGTACAAACTGCCTAACCGGAGTCTTTGGCATGTCTCCTGACAGATTCACCACCCCATTCAGGTAATAGGTGAAGCCTTGGAAGATAGACCGATAGCCTTCGATCACTTTATTGGCATCCTGGCGATCGGCTAAGTAGACGTTGCTCGTGAACCGCCGCTCAAGGCCACCCTTCCCGTTAGATATCTTCTGATTGCAGTATTGCGACAGCGTATAGTAATGCCACTTATTTAGGTCTGACGGTAAAATCCATTCGCCCAGTCCCTCGTCGGCATTGGTCAGCAAGTCCCAGAGCTGCCAAGGTGGATCGCACGTAGCGAACTCTGATATCTTAAAGAGTCCGTTCCAGACGCCAGCATAGTTAAGTCCTCTGTCGATGGGGTCAACTGTGGCGTTCGACGGGATAAGCATGTCGTTCACCCCGTACATTTCGTACGAGATCTTGGGAATCTGCTCAAACTGACCACGCTCAAGTCGCATTCCCATTACTGCGGTGTGCGGGTAGTTGTATTTATCCTCAATACCCTCGGTATAGGAAACCCAGTTGATCGTCTGAACCGTATTCGCGTTAGTGCTGTTGGGGGTAACTCGCGCAATTTCTATCTGGAATGTGTTGACAGTTCCCTGCCTGTTCTTCACTGGGTAAGTTCGCTCAAAGTTGGTCTGACTCGGATACCTACCCTTCATTACTACCGTTTCTCTGTGTCTCCAAGCGTTAAGCCCTGACTTTGTGCGAACGGTAAACTCGACCCTACTGCCGCGAACATCCCCATCCGACTCAACCTTTTGAAGGGTGATACCAAAAGTGATTCGGATGAAATCGAGGTTTGGATTGACAATGGTTCTGCGAACGAATGCGCCAACGCCGTGCGCCACAACAGCTCCGACGGCTGTATCGGACTGGGTGCCTCTTGAATAGCCACTGAGAAGCGGTTGACCAGCCCTGCCCGATCTGAACTTAAACTTAACTTCCTTGAAATTTCTTGAGCCATCAGCGGCGGCAAGGGGGGTGTCGTCAAAATAGATTGATCTAGCTGGAACCACCTTGTCCACCAGCCCTTCGATTCTGCCAGAAGAGAGGGCGGAAACAAATTCAGCGTAAGCACTAGAAGTTCCTGTAACCTCCTCAGTAGTTGGTGGTCCAGCAGGTTTCTTTCCGAATCCCTCGGGCGTTTTTCTGGCTTTATTCGTCGTCATCGTCATCCCCGTCAACGGTGGGATAGTTTCTCATAGAGCCAGTGATAATGTAATGCCCGATCCTGTGGCGACCATAAAGCCGGGGCATTCGTCCGCCTTCGGTAATAGTTTGTTGCGGCTGGTTCCAGATCAGTGACTTTCGCCCATTCTCCTCATCTTTTAGTGGTTCGTCAACCTTGCCGAACACTAAGCTCATCAAGCCTTTGACGACTAGTAAGCCACCCATTAGGCCAAAGGTTGCTGGCGCTACACCGAGCAGTCCCACCCCTGTTAGAGCAAGGCCAATTAGTGCGACACCGAGTAGAATCTGCCCAATACCCCCACCCTCCCCGCTAGGAACGGGAACGATTCTGATAGAGCAAACTTTTGCCGATATGGGCGATCGCAGAAAATCTTCACCAATGTCCCGATTGCCCACCCTCACTGTGAAGTCGATTCCCCGTGTAATCAGGTTTCTAAGATAAGCCCTGAAGTGCGGGAAGTTGGCATGGAGCGCTTGAACCGCCTCTGCCACAGAACTGACATCAAGCTTGATTTCGCTAATAAACTCTTCGGCAAGTTCACCCTCTAGATAGACCGTAATCAAACCGCACCTCCCAAACTCTTATGTCGAAACACCAGTAGCGTTCTCCGCTGCCAACAGCCTTCGTAGGGCACATCCTCACTCAGGCGATCGCCCCCAGGATGGTGCAGCAGTCTCATAGGGTTTAGATTCCACATTATTCCAACATGCTGGCCTCTTTCGGGCTGGTCTAGCGACATCAGGGGAACGTCGTAAAGCTTGAAGCCATCTTCCCTTACTGATTCTGTCACATTCACAAAACCTGCCTTTTCTAGGACGGCCTGAAACGTTTTCGCTCCATCCATCTGCTCAGGATTGACTCTTGCAAAGTCTTTTAGCGGAATACCAAGAATCCCCGCGTAGATGGCACGCAAGAAACCACCACAGTCAGAGCGGCCATAGTCGAATCGCCAGTCTAAGTAATGGGCAAGGTTGGTCTTGTCGAACGTTATTCCAAGCGGGTAGGGGTGGATTCCTTTGGGGTCGAAATAGTCCCAAGAGTCAAATCCAGTATGGTAAAGAATGTAGGGAATCTTGAAGAACCTGCTGTTTTCCACGTCACCCGGACTGAGATACCCACTATGATCGTCTGACCAGTGCAGGTGGAAGATCGCCTTAATCCTTCCCTTAAAAGACTCCCACTCCTCCAAGTCAAGCTTAAAATGCTCTGTTGGCGATCGCGAAACGTTGCGAAGCTGCAAAACCTCCTGGTTCTTTAGCACTACCCCACAGACTTCGATGTTAGGATTGGCGATCGCGATCGCTTCTATTTGCTCCTTTACTTTTGGCGATAACTTCATTAGCCAATTCCTCCAAAGGCTCCAATACCAGGAAACCCTCCAAAGGGCAGGATGACAGTATTCCCAAAGTATGATGCACATTGAGCCGCCGTTCCACCACAATCGAACTTGTTAGGGTCAGTGGTCACTCTATTGTTGATGTCCCTCATCACCGCACCTGCGTACCCGCACCTTGGCCCCCTAAACTTCCACGAACAGTCGCGAGAAACAATCCGACGAGTTAGCGTGACCTCTTCCAGCTCCCACGGATTGCTCAGTTTGAACGTCACCGTCTCAGCGCTAATTTCCGGGATCTGCTCAATTCGGTGAACATGCACCGCGAACTGGCGAATTGGATCACCCGCAAACTCTTGACCATCCAAAAAACGCCTCTGAGTGAGGCGGCGGATTACTCGACTTCCTTCTAGCACATAGTCTGGAGTCCTTTCGCAAGACGTAATCCAGCTACTAATCAATCGTCCAACATTGGATACCCTGATAGTGGGCATTGGGTTCGCGCCTTGACTGGTCACGTTGTAGCCCTCGGACTCGCAACCTAGAGGCGAGTAGGTGATACCCTCAAACGCGACACCCGTAAAATTGCAGAAGTACACTGAGCGATCGGGTCGAAGGCGATCGAATGCGGTTAGCTGAAATAGTTCAATGGGAGCTTCGTTGTCGAGGGAGTAGATGTCTCTTATCACATTTTTGTTAAAAGAGGTCAGACCCATCTTAGCAAATTTCGGTCGCTCTCTAAGGCCGGAACACCTGCATCAGGCTCAGGCTCACCGTGTACAGGTCATCCCCACCCGGTTCTCCGTTCAGTACCTTTGAATACTTGGTGCATCTAAACAGTTTGACGGGCACGTTAAGCAGGTGGAACGGCCTCCCTCTGCGATCGCGAATAAAGCTCTCGATTGGTTCGATGCTTTGAGTGATGCACTGGATTGATTGGGTGTCTGCACTTCTGTTGATTTTGAATCGGTTCTCGGTATAGGAAACGCCCTTACCGATTTGCTGCGAGATAACAGAAGGCTGAGTCTCGGTGGTGGATGACCAGCGATACGTGAAACCGAAGACTGGATAGGGGGGTGGCATATTTGTGTCCTAGAAGTCGAGTCCACTGAGTCCGTCGGGGATGGCTTCACCAGTAGTGAAGGTGCCGCTGAATTCCCAGACCTCATCGGCAAGTTGAGTGAAGCTCCAAGGAATGCACTTATAAAGCCTTATGCCTACGTTCGGCTTTGGTTGCCACTGGAAGATTTGAACGCCATTCCAAGCTCTCATCAGACCCTCTAGTGCAGTCTTTTGTGCGGTATCTAGGATGGCCGTCACTTCTAGGCTCTCTCTCCACATCACGCCTGACTCGACCCCGATCACGGCGTCTTGAGTGTACCCATCTCCGAGATTGACCGTTGATTCCTGGACTTCAGCGTTGAAGTTGTAGTTCCACTGAACCGCAAGATCCAAGATGGGGATGTCAGGGTTTGCTGGTGATCGAAAACGGTTATTGTACTTGAGCGCAAGCGATAGGGCTTCGATAATCTCAAAATGCCAGAAGCCGAAATACTCTCGATAGGTTACGCCGCCAGAGACAAAGGTAGGCTGACCTGCTGCGAATGAACCCAGCATGTTACCGCTTGCGACGTACTGTGACTTGATATATTCAAATGATTTCAGGATGACCCGGCGAGTAATGGCCGTACTGCCGCCTGCAAGGTTGGCGTAGATTGCCGCCTTCATCACCAAGGCCGCAACGTGAGGCTCATGGTAATTCACCTGTGCGTCAATGAATTCAGGGAAGTCAGTAATGGGTTGAATCGAGTTTCTTGAAGTGTAGAAGTTATCCA